GAGAGCACGCTGCGCCAGTGATCAGAGCAACCTCAGTACGAGTCAGTGGCTGCGGCGTTACTGCTGGAGTAACCGGTGCAGGCGGATTATTGTCAGCGGCATGTATTGATTGCGGACGCATATCAGCCTCAGGATTCTTCGCCCTGAGCTTTTGCAGTGCGTTGCTCATGCGGGATTGCTCTGCTTCTGCAGCCTGTCGTGCTTCTAACTTCTGCTTTTGCCGTTGACGCCGCTTTCGGTTTTGATTGGCTCGGGCTAACTGAGTTTTACGTTTAGTCTCGTAATGCTCAGCAGAAGCAATGTGATAAACAGCACGGCCATACTCGTCATCAGTGATGTTTGCGTTTGATTTTGTGCTGAAACTTCCGTTAAAAACGATGTAGCCAAGCTGCACAGCGATTGAATTCACATGATGATGTGTGTCTTTGTTGGTCTTGAACTGCTTACCACCTGCTGCAGGCAGTAGATCTCGCACTTCTGCACAAGTAGCAGAGCCACCAAGCGCATCAATGGTTTCGTAGATACTATGAACATAGCTACCAGCCTTAGGGACAGGTGCTTTACGTTCCGGTGTTCTGAGTTCTGTCACGGTCATAGGTCTGTCCTCCAGACAATTTTTGTTTTAAGGGGTGCTCCTTTGATGACCACAGGTGGGGCAGACCTGCAGAGTGAGCGACTAACTCACCTTCTGAGTCGGCTAGGAGTAGCTGGGTCAATACTTTCGTCCAGTATTTGCGCGACCAATCATTTATGTCTGGTCGCTCAAGAATTTTACTAACAGCTTTTACACGTCTCTCACTCATTGCACTCTCCATACCCAAAGCACGCCGTCCTTTTTACGTTCACTGCCGCGTCTATTTATGCGTTCGAGTGCGCGCTTGATACCAACAGTTGTCTTGCGATCTATGGTTTCTACGCAGTCACCTATCTCCATTTCTTCTGCTACCGATGCGTACTTTTCGTACTCCTTAGATGAAGATGGGCGTGGTATAGGCACGTCGCGGTGGATCTTCATCGGCATATTGATATTGGGTCAGTGGTCATGTTGTGGGTCTCCTAGGCACACCGTCCTCGCGGCGGGGGATAAAAAAGGGGAGATAGCCGAAGCTATCTCCCCGTGGTGGTTACGCAGCTGCACGCTTTCGCATGGCAGCGAGAGCGTCGACTGGGTCTACGCGGTTGAGCTTGTCAACGATGTCATCCATCTCAATCTGGGCATCGCTGAAGCTGTCGCAAGTACGCTCCGCAACCCACTCGTCATCGACAACCTCGGATGGGTTGAAGTAGTGCAACTCGAAGTCAAGGCCCTCTTCGCACTGCAACATGTTTGCTGTCATCACGTAGAGGGTATTGAAGTCAGCATCAACCACGTTTGGGATATGCTCTGCATCGACAGAGACACCAGTCTCCTCACGAGCTTTCTCCGTGGGGTCGCAGCCGTACACTTCTTCGGGTAGGTGATAGCTTTTGAGTACGCGACGTGCGTTCCAGCAAACCTTGTCCATAAGATCCTGCACGTAGCCAAGGATCTGAATCGCGTAGTACTCAGAGTCTTCGTCGAATGCGACAGCCAGCGCCTGAAACACCCGATCCTGAAAGTCGCCGTCAAAGTTGTCGATGTGTTTGGCTAGTTTGGCTTTCTTACCAGAACGGTCAGACAGTGCAGCAGCAGCGGCGGGGATGAATGATTGTGATGCGTCAAAATTGGTCATGGTACCTCCTGTACCTAAGTTGATTGATGAGCGTCATGCTCAAAAGTGAAACCGACTGAGTCCTCAGAATGAGGACTCATAATAATCAGCTTCTGACAAAATGGTACAGAATGTACTAGATTGCCCTAAACGAAAGTCAAAGGGAAGCTCTGGCTCTGAATAGTCGTGGTCAACGACATCAAGCCAAGGCTGTCGGTGCAAATTCAAAGGTTCGTAGTCACTGGTCATAGCGTCTCCTGGTTACGAGTGTTTGTGTGCGGCAATCAGTCGAGACTGAACAAGCTGCACGATGGGATCGTTCTGTTTGCCTTGGTTGTAAGCATCAGCTAACGCTTCAACAAACAGGGTACGAGCTTTAGGGTTTTTCATAGGGCCTCCTACAGAGTGGTAACAAAGAGGTCTCTGCGACCCGTACTCAGCATGAAGGTTTTCATGGAGCGGATTGCAGCTGCCTCGGTTGGGTGAATGGAATAACAACGTCCGTTTGGGCTTACGACCACATACTCAGTCTTGTGAGATGTGCGTTTACCTGTGAGTGGACAGATGAAGCTCATGGCTTTGATCTCCTACGGTTGATGGTGAAGAAAGCGAGACCGACAACAGCCACGCCGATGAGTACGTAGAACAGCACTGAATACAGCGCTATCACTACGGGAAATAGGGCTGCTGCGATCAACAGCCCAAGAAACAAACGAAAGGTCATAACGTATTCCTAAAAGTAATTGAATGTACAAATACCACCGACTTCTATGAGCGAAGCGAATAGATGTGTGCCATGTGTGCCAGCTAGAGGTGGGTGTGTGCCAGATTGTGTGCCACCTAGAATCAGGGCTAAGTTGTTGATTAGCCTAGAGAAAATGGAATGTGTGCCATGTGTGTCATGATTTTAGGGGTCTATTAGACCTAAACAAAAAATCAAAAAAGCAGACTTGTAAAAAAACGAAGTTGGAAAATGTAAACACACATGTCACACATGGCACACATTTGGTGCTTTTGTTAATGGAATCAACGAGTTAAGTGTGTGCCAAATTGTGTGCCACGTAATTTCGGAAGGTGACACACATGACACACACCTGCACGTCGTTGGGTCATGGCACAAGTGGCACGTCGTTAGCCACCGTTGGTATAAAAAAAGAGGCCCGAAGGCCCCTTAGGTTAGCGTCTGTAGTATGCGTCAGCGTCTACATATGCAGAGATGTCAGTCGATTGGTCGATAGATTCGAGTGAGTCGTCCATGTCCATGACCATAAGGGTGATGAGACCCACCATGATGTCCGATGGATTTTCTTTGGCGTACTGAATGGATCTGTCGACGGCTAGTGATCCGGCTTCTTTGTACTTGGCGACGTCTTCGTCGGATAGATACTTGGTCTTGAGTGCCAGTGCTTTGGCTTTAAGATTAGCGATCATGATTAGGATTCTCCTTCTGCTGCGAGTCTTCCGGTTCGGGGTGTGATGCTCCATAGTGAGAACGGTGTCTCGTCGGAACATATGAAGAGGTGTTCTTCCCACTTGTTCTTGACGCAGATGTAGTTGTCGGGGATGACAAGGTCTTCGGCGTACATGGCTTCACGCATGTAGTAGTGGTTAGCGAGTGTGAAACCAATTGCGGTTCCGATCATGAAGAGTCCAAGAATGGTTGAAATGGTTGATTTACTGATCATCGTTTAGGTCTCCTATAAGTGATGATGATGCAAGGGCCATGCCAAAAGCCCATCCTGCTAAGGATGGGCTAACTGACTTAGAACGGTATTTCGTCCCAGTCGGGGTTGGGTTCAGGATGTTGTTCGCCGTCCACCATTGGATAGTTGTAGGCAGAGGGAGGATCTGACTCAGTTAGTCGGCACAGTTCCTCGAAGTCGCTGTTCCTACGGTTACGCTGGTACTCGGCTTCGTAATGCTCCTTCTGCATTTCCTCTACCTGTTCGATCCAACGAGCCTCCATTAGCGCCTCCGCCACTTCGCGCTCGCGTTCTTCATCCGTCAGGTCGTTCCACCACTCTTCCTGAGCTTTTTCTAGGTCCACGTCACATCTCCTTTTGTTAATGACACCAACACAACCGACTCCCGACGAGTGAGCGAGGAGGGGGGTACCAGATCCAAGGTTCCAAACATCTAATGCGAAACAAGGTTCCAATGTGCGAATCGGGGGATGGGGTACGACGGTTGGGGAACAGGGAGATGATGGCTCAGCGATTCAGAAAAGATTTTTCAAATTTTTTTTCTAAGAAAAATGGCCACCGTGCCCACCTGAATCCAAATTTCTTATTTTTATGTGTCCCAGCTAATTACTTTAAGTGTAAAAGTACCGGCCACGGTGGCCACATAAGTCGCTTGTGCATGATTAGTACACCTTGTACGATCCGCACATGACAAAGGTGAGAATGATGTCCATCAAGGGCTTGGATCACTGCATTGTAGGTGTGGGCTTCTCTGCGTCTGGCGATGAAGTCCTAGTTTACGATGGCCGAGAAGTTGAGAAACACGTCTCGGTCACGTCGATACTGGCGAAAGTGCAGGCAGCAGGCCAACAGGATAACTCACCGCTATTCGTATTTTTCGACGAGGATGTTCGTGGAGAAGTCATCGACGCAATCAGAGAGCCTGAACACTATCACTGACGTCACTGAGTTTGAGTCCCATATGCCTTATATGGGTTTGAACATTGGTGATCTGACTGTGCAGCAAGAAAAGCTCGTCATGTTGGTACTCAGTGGTATGACCATCGCCGCCGCAGGTCGCGGGGCGGGGTATGCCAGTTCGACTGCGGTATATGACGCTCTCAAGCGCCCCCGTGTAAAACAAGCGATGGAATACTTTCGTGAGCAGATGCGTGAGGACGTCAAGTTCACCCGCGCCAATGCTCATGTCATGTACATGGATGCGTACACTGCATCGGCCACAGCTACCGAGATGAAGAACACGGTAGACAGTCTGGTCAAGTTACACGGTCTGACCGCCCCAGAGAACGCAACTCAGGTGAACATCAACATAGATGCCACGCCCAAGCAGTTGGAGCGTATGTCAGATGAAGAGTTGTTGAAGATTGCAGGTAAGGACACCGCGTATCTGGAACCTAGTTCTGATGGCTAGTTTGCCCTCCATGCAGGAGTACATGTCTTTCGTGAATCAATACCACCGAGACACGGTGCGACAGAAAAAAGCCGCTCGTTTGGAAGATGGCCGCGTGATGACGGTGAATGCTAAGGGCGTGCAGCACAAGGGCATGATTTACACGGTTCCTGGATATGACCGAGACACCGGCAAAGAGCTTAGTGATGAAGAGGCATATAAAAAGTACTTGCCTGATATTGAAGCGGGTCGAGTGAAAGGTATCCCATCTGGTAAAGCGGGTGTCGATCCAAAGTCAGGTGTTCACTTTGCGAACCTATACGCTCGAGAAAATCATAAAAATGTAAAGGCAAGCCCCGCAGCCGTTGGTTTTAATTTCTATAAACCTTCGTTGAGTGACGCGCCAAGATGAATGACGTCCCGATGCAGGAATGTAAGCGGTGCAAGAACTTGCATCCCGAGACTTTGTATTCAGGACGCGATGGATTTTGTGTGTACTGCAAGGCAGATGAGGTCGAAGCGATGCCAGCTGCCGCACCACCAGTAGAAGAAGAGCAGGTTGCTCAGTCTGTAGAGGAGAAAGCGAAAGCAGAGTTAGCGCTCCGGTTTTTGACACGCAAGCGATTGCTGCCATTTGTTGAGCGCTTTAGCCCCGATTACCAAGCAGGGTGGGTGCATAAAGATGTCTGTAGACGGCTTGAAGAGTTCAGTAAGAAAGTTGTGGCAAAAGAGTCGCCTCGACTCATGCTTTTCTTACCTCCGCGACACGGTAAGTCAACTTTGGCAAGCATTGCGTTTCCGGCTTGGCACCTTGGCCGCAACCCACAACATGAGTTTATCTCGTGCTCTTACTCAGGTTCGCTTGCTTTGGGATTCAGTCGAAAAGTTCGTGGACTCCTTAGAGAGCCGAGCTACAAGACGGCTTTCCAAACCCGTCTTGATCCCGAGTCACAGTCTGCGGAGGCTTGGCTTACTACTAACGGCGGTGGCTTCGTTGCTGCTGGTGTTGGTGGTGGTATCACAGGTAAAGGTGCTCATGTTCTCGTAATCGATGATCCAGTAAAGAACCGTGAAGATGCTGAAAGCTCGAATAATAGGGACGCAAATTGGGATTGGTATACGTCAACGGCTTACACCCGCTTGGCTCCAGGAGGCGGTGTCTTGGTCATTCTTACTCGTTGGCATGATGATGATCTCGCAGGCCGCTTATTAAAGGCGACGGGTGACGGCGGTGATGACTGGGAAGTGGTGCGGTATCCGGCGATAGCCGAAGACGATGAAGAGTTTCGTAGTGCCGGTGAGCCACTGCACCCAGAGCGCTATGACTTTGCGTCCCTTGAGCGTATCCGACGAGCAGTTGGGCCACGGGATTGGTCGGCGCTGTATCAGCAGAATCCGGTTGCCGATGACGGCGACTACTTTACTCGGCAGATGATCCAGTACTACGAGCCTGAAGAAGTGGACTTGGATGAGATGCGTTATTACTGCGCATGGGACTTGGCGATTGGAAAGAATGACCGTAACGACTATTCAGTCGGGATGGTGATCGGTGTCAACGATGCGGACGAGTTGTTCATTGTTGATGTGGTGCGGGGCCGGTTTGACGGCTTCGAGATTGTTGAACGGATTCTGGATCTCTATGAAGAGTGGAAGCCGTCGATGATTGGCATAGAGAAGGGTCACATTGAGATGGCCCTTGGCCCGTTCTTGGAGAAACGTATCCGAGAGCGCGGGTTGTACGAGGCATACATAAAGGACTTAAAGACAGGACGTCGGGATAAAGAGGCACGAGCGCGTGCCATTCATT